CCGCACCTGTGTTACCTTCGGCTGCTAGTCCAGCAACGACACCCTTTAGAGCATCCCTCTGCTGAGCAGGGGTTGCCAGCACCTGGGTACTCGATAGAAGGTCATAGCGGCTAATGATCTTTGCAGCCGCAGCATTCGGAGCAAGCCCCTGTGTTTTGATCTCATTCAGATCTGTGGTGAACGCATCAGTAGCTGTCTGCTGACCGTGTTCGACAAACGCCTTATCGAGCGTCTTGTTGTTCGCATCAAAGACCTGTTGCCGATACTGGTTGTACTTCTTATCGAAGCCAGCGATAGCGAACGGGCTTAGGCCTTCTAGGAAGGTGCTTCGCTGCTCCGTGAGGTATTTGTCAAGCTCTTGCTCAGAGGAGAACTTTAGCTCACCACGGGTAATCTTCTGGAGTGTATCGTTGAAAACCTTGTTTAGACCAGCTTCACCCGTGAGGTGATCTACGGTTGCTACATAGAGGGGATCAGAAGACTGTAGTTTTCCACCCTCTCGACGGAGCTTGACAGCCTGTTCGACAGTCATTGAGTTAAATTCTGCGGTAGCATCTCGCTCAGCGTTGGCCCTTGCCGTCTTCTGAAGATCTGCCAGTCCTTGCTGAACACTAGGTGCTCCAAGAGCTTCTGCAAGTTGGAACGCCGAAGAACTCCGAGGATCTGCTACAACTTGCACAGCTTGCACTTTAGGAGCAGCAATTGTTCGCAATGCCTCAGCACCGAGATTGCTGTTGACCTGTACTCTAGCCATTATAATTCCTTAGTTATTTCCAGTATGTACTGGGGAGGGAGCTGGGATTGCCTGTTGGCCCCGCTGACCTAGTGCCTCTCTGGAATATCGTTGGGTCGTAGGTGTTCACGGTATCACCAATCTTCAGAGCTGCTCCCAAGAAGTCTGGCGCTTGTGGGGTTCTCATCTGACCAATGCTACTTGCCGTACCTGCCCAGATATTCATCTTATCGGCTTCAATTGCTCTATCTGCACGGAGATAGTTCGTTTCTGCGCTTGAGTTGGCTTGGCCTCCACGGCCACCAAGCTCTGCCAATAGTGCGTCTACAGAGAAGCCAGAGACCCCAGCTTCACCAGCAGCTACCTTTGCGGTAGCTTGCTTCCTCATCACTTCGGCATTGTTTTCAATCTTTTTGGCAGCAAGGTTCTCAGCTTCCTGAACCTTGTTGGCATTCGCATTCGCTATGTTGTAGCGATATGCAGTCATCTGGTTTTGGTAATTCTGCTGATTAGCTCGTTCTTGTTCGTTTGCTGCTTGCTGCTGAGCAATGAAGCCTCCAACTGAAGAGGCTACTTGTAGCGCCGTTAGGAGCGGGGCACACATGTTGCCTCCTTATAGAATCTAATAAACATTTCGTTATCCGGCCCCATTTGAGTAGGGGCATCAAATTCAAATCCTAGCCACCGTAGCCATTGGATATGCACTTCGTTCTTCATCCAGACCATGTTGATCAGTACAGGATACTTCTCGTGCATCCTCTGGACGTAGCTACGGCACTCCCTCAGAAAACTCTTTCGGATCTTCTTGAGGTCATCCGTAGCCAACATCCATGGGATACCAATTCCATTCTCCCCAGAGACACCAAACATGCCGACAGGATTACCCCTCCACATAATCGTGAAGGGTTCATCACTGTTCTCAAAGCCAATCTGAAAGGCTTCTAGAGGTGTCTTCCTATCTGAATGCCATACCTCCTGCCGGTCCTCCTCACGGATGTGATCAGCCAGGTATTGGACATCTTCGATAACTGAAGGTCTTGCATAGGGCTTACATACTTCGGCTTCGCTTGACATACATTCCCTCCCAATCTGCACTCAGCAGTGAACAAGGCAACGGAGCATCTGAGTTTACCTCGATGTCCACCCCAGTGTTCTGTGCGAGAATTGGGAACTTGGTGAAGCCTGTCTCCAACCCAACCACCCCTAGAGTTGCTGAGGGGAGACCGAGGGTCTTGCCTGAATAAATATACTCGTATGTGCTCCTACCAGTAGGAGTCACATTCACTTTGAAATAACCAGTACCTGAGAAGTTAATCTGCATGGTACGGAGCTGTAGCCTACCAATGGTGTCAGACTTCTGGGCATTGTTGACCTGCTGCTTCACCGTGATAGGGCTGAACTTGTAGCGGAAGGTGTACTTCCGTCCGACGATCAGATCACAGTTGGTATAGTCACCAGCGACTGTAGCAGCGCCACCCACAATTGTTACAGGCAATCGGATACCTGCTGTCTGTGGCTGACCTGTAGCTACGATAGCTTCATAGGAACCATCGCTAGGTGTCCATGGAAGTCCTGAGGTATTCAGCACGGTTCTCCCATCGACCAGCGACAGGTGAACTTTGGCTATTGTGAGCTTACGATCCAGATGAATGTTGTACGGTTCATTCGCTCCGATATCTCCGAGAGACACCGAGAGCTTTTCCAGATACACACCATCGGATCTCTGGATTACTAAGATCAGATCATTGAGTACAAAGTCCGCATTTAGGATTTCATCAGATGTAGGGAATACCCACTTTGACCATGAACTCTGTAGCTTCTCCTGACCGTTGAAATAGAACTTGTACACATAGGCTGCATTCCGCTCTGATGTGGACAGGGTGACAAAGAGATCCTCGTTTAAGCAGGGAGTGATCTTGTAGACGTTCTTAGGGACATAGGCCGGCACATGGCTGGTGACTTCGACGGCATCATTGTTCAGGCCGTTGAGATCCTCAGCGAAGTACTCTCGGAACCCAGAGAACTCACCCTTTGGGACTGCGAAGTAGACGTTCTTACCCATACCTACAGGGCTTGCCTGTGGGGTACATTCGAACTCAGTTGCCTGTTTGATCGAGATAGTCTTGGGGGTCAGAAGATCCCCAGAGTCAACCACGAACTGGGTCTGAGCGGAGAACAGCAGGAGCTGCTTGTTAAAGGGTACTGCATGGAGCAGTGAGGATACCTTGGTGTGGCTTGCTGCGACATCAATCGGATCTGAGTCAATCAGCTCAGTCACCGTGGTACGGAAGAAGTTAAAGAACTCGCCAGCCTCAGAGAAGATCACTGACTCGTCTGAGAGAAATCCAAGGCGGTTCCTGTAGAAGAAGATATCGGTGATCTTCTGTCCAACGAAGGATGGATCAGGGTTAGACTCAATCGTCCCCCGTGTCCGGTCAGACCAGCTTGCAGGACCGAATGTAAATGTGCCATCTCCGTTCCTCACCAATGTGTGAGGCATCGAGGCATCGGTAAATCCTAACAGCTCATTCGGCTTGATCGTTTCCTTCCAGGCACCAGATCCACTTGAACTGTATCTCACCCAGAAGTTGTCAAAGCCTGTCTGTTTATCACCAATAACCTCTACGGCAAAATCAGCCACACCTGCATTGGCAGGGAGATCTTGGAACTTCTGAACCTGGTCCTTGATAGCGAGAGCTGCACCATTGTTGAAGCCATCCTCAACACGGATGGTGAAGTCCGAAGTCTTGCTAATGTGGATGACCGAGCCATATCTGGCAAAGGTGTACCCAGCACCGGCCCATGCCACCAGATCATTGTACAACTCAGTGGCGATAAAGTCCGTGGAGATGTTAGCTGTGTGAGACGAAGCGGAACCGTCAGGTGTGGTATAGGCAGCTCTCTCGGTACCATCTAGGATGACCGAGTACTTCTTCCCATAGTTACCCACCTTCACGGTGACCAGTGCCTCAGGATTTCTTGTGGTAGCCCGTGAGGTACTCTGGGCAACACTCACTGTCTTATTCACGAGGAACGTATAGTCAGCCACCGTGACAGCCTTGAAGGATGTGGCAGGTGCTGCGGCGTTCAGGTAAGTCTTTCCAGAAGGGAAGGAGACCGTCTTTTCGTTACCTGCAAGATCGAAGACCTTGAGATCACCATTGGTAATAACCACGACATACCGTTCGTTCTCGTCACGGTTGATCGTGTGGATGTATGCGTTGCCAAGAGACCCGCTGAGGATCTTCTTGAGATGTTTCGTAGGTGGACGTTTCCTCAGCCCCTGAGAAGTAGTGCTCAGGCCGTTCTCTTGCAGTTCAGCTTGTGAAGCTAGGCGAAGGGTGAAGGGCTGCTGAGATATACCATTCACCAGGTTTGGAATGGATGAAGAAATCAGTGCCATAGTTATTCTCGAATAAGGGACCGGAATACAGTCGGGTTGCCGGTCAGGATGTTGTAGTCACCAGTGATGCCCTCAGCCCTCTTCAGGTCGAGCATTGCATCCCGTTCATCCAGTGCAGTGAATTGGTACAGCGCATCTGAGCCTACAGTGCGAGACTGGAAGACCCGTGCTGCTTTGATCGTGACATAGTGACGAGCTGCCTGAGGCAACTCATCGAATGGTAGAAGAACTACCACTTCACACTTCAGAGACTTCGTAAATGTGTAGGAGTGTTCCTTGCGGTTATAGAGACGGGTGCCTCGCTGGGTCACATCGGTCTCTTTGTCATCTCCGAAGGTATCAACCCTGAGAAAGTTCGAGGGGATAACTATTTCACCGGAGACTGACGGTGCAAGGACGTAATCATATTCTGTATTGAAGTGCCAACCCTTGGTCTGAACCTGCCGATTAACTTCGGACAAAGTGGACTGGGCTACAACGGCATCAGCTACTGACGAGATATCCGACAACGAGGAGATGGGCGACTCGCCAATAACAGAAAGAATTGTGTTGATTGCCTCTAGCTCCGTGGTCGGAGTGGTTACAGTAGCCATTGAAATTCCTAGGTGAAAAAATAGGGAGCCTCCTTTCGGAGACCCCCTAAGAGTTACTTCAATTACGCAACAGCGCCGGTAGCCAATTCAATGGCGCACTCAGGACGCAGGATGCCATGACCCATAGCGTACTTAGCAACCATCAGGGTACCCTGGCGGCGAATGTCGTACTCAGATTCCATTGCCAGATCGAGCAGCTTAACAGTGCCGATAGCTTCCTTCTGGAATGCAACACCAACGGTGGTACGAGCATCGACAGCATAGCGAGTCGAAGTACCCGACAGGACACCAGTAGTGATGTTGGTCGAAGGAATGTGGTTGGAAGTTACCAGAGTAACGCCAGCGATACGGAGAACCTTACCGTCAGCGTACACACCAGCACCACCCCAGTCCTTGTTCATGACCTTGGTGGTCTGAGCAAGCAGGTAGTACTGAGCAGGGCGCAGGACAACGTAGCGGTCGTTCTCAGGAACGTCCTTCTCATCGAACTTCTGAGCAGCTTCGAAGATAGCAGCGATCAGAACATCAGCATCAGTACCCATGTTGGCGTTAGTGATGCGGGAACCACCGAAGCCACCAGTAACGGTAGCGGAACCACGAGCAGCCAGAACAGCATTCTGGAGCAGGTGACGGTCAGCGGTGTTAGCCAGCGCCTGACCAATCTTCTCGCTGTAGTTCGCACGAACGTCATAGTGGTTCTTGGCTTCATCGATGTTAGCGATGAAAGTATGTGCGATCAGCAGGTCATCAATGGTGATGATCCGCTCAGCATGGTTCATCGAAGAACCAAGGATTTCGTTACCAGGAGTGTGGTATTCAGCAGCGAAGTTGCCAGTTACAGGGAACTGTGCGCTCTTACCGTTGGAGATGGTACGCACCATGTGCTTGTCCATCATCACGTTCTTCTCTGCGAATGCAGTCAGAACTTCACCGGCAAATACTTTTAGAAACAGTGCGTCTTTATCGACACCACCATTGATGGCACCAAGACGGCTTGGAGTAGCATTAGACATAATATAATCTCGTGAGAGTTGAAGAAAGTTTTTGAGCAACTTCCTCGAACCCAAATCACGGACACAAAGTTGTCTCCCACAGGAGGCTAAGGTTGTGTATTCAGTTCGTAGTGTTGCAACACCACCGCGAAACATCGCAGTGTGGTTGACTTCTTCAAATCACGAGAGATCCGGGGGATTGTTTCTGGTTCCCCCAGAGACCAGTTATCGACGCTCTAGTTCGAGGATATATGTCCCCAGTTGACTAGCGTCACTTTTATCAAAGCAAACCATACCCTGGTGTTCAATTACCCTCAGGGTTGGTTTTGTTGGTAGAGGCTTTTGTTGGGCCATCGTCTGGCACCCCGCCAAAATGACGGCGAAAGAAGCCAGCAGGATCGTCTTCAAGATTGTCTCTTGCATTCTGTGCTGCCTTCTGTTCGTTGTTAGCTTGCCAGACTGAGAGCATGGACAGCAGCTTGTCTATGATTGAGAACAGTGCTGTCCAGCCCATTACTTTTTCCAGTCGGGGAAGAAGGCACCAACCACACCAATGGTAGCTAGGCCAGCGGCAGTAATTGCACTAGCCTGTTCAGGGCTGAGAGCGATACCAGCAGCAGTCAGTAGAGCGAGAATACCTCGCCACGTTGATGTCTCTGAGAGACGATCAAGGATATACCATTTCATCTGTTAGTTTCCTTAGAGAATGTTAGAGCGGCCCAGCTTGGCTTGAACCTTTGCCCGGAATGCTGGGTCAGTCTTGTAGTCAGGATTAGCCATGTCCTTCTGCATCTGAGCGACAGACTCATAGACATCGCTAGACGGGGCTGCGGTACTGCCTTTGAACAGAGTGGGTTCCTGAGGACGAGCTGTGGAGAACCTCTGGTATACACCAGAGACTGCCAGCTTGGCCTGGTTGGGATCACCGGAGTCAATCGCAGCATTGTAAGCGGCGATCTCCTGTGGGCTTAGATTGGCTTTTGCCCAATCCACCATCTCCGAGAATGTTTTATCACCACCGGCAACACTCTTTACCTCGGACTCGTACAAGGCAGCTCGTGCCTTCTGACCTTCTACATACTGGTCAACGATGTTCCGTGGGTAACCAGCCTTCTCCAGCTTCTCATAGCTCTCTGAGGACAGTTCACCCTTCTGGTTGAACTCGGCAGAGAACTCAGAGAGATCCAATCCCTTACGCTGAAGCTCTTCAGCTACCTGCTGCTCTTCAGCATCGGCAGGAGGGGCATCAGCCTTTGGAGCATCCGCAGGTTTACTCTGCTTCTTCTCTAGTTCAGCGTAGGCCTTAGCCAGATCTTCGGGGGACTTGAACTTCTCAGGAAGCCACTCAGGGCGGTCTTCGGTATTCGTGTTGTTGTCTTCAGCATTATCGGAGGGAGGCTGAGATGCTGCTTCAGCCTTTGCCACCATTGCTTCTACATGCTTCGGATCTTCCTCTGGTGCAGTGCTTGGAACAATTACAGTATCGACCATTAGAAATCTTCAATAGTATTGCCAGACGGTAGCACCTTGATGTTACCTTTCTGACTGGGTTTTACAGTAGCCTTCGGTTCAGCTTTGGGGGTCTGAGGGACTACCTCTTCGGTAGTCACCTCAGTTACCTCAGCGGGAACCTCAGCCTTGGGGGGCTGCTTGTGCCGCATTACTCATTCCTTCTTTCATAAGCTGACCACCTTGGTTGATCAGCGGGTTCATCGCTTGCTGCATCATTGCCATCTGCTGCTGCTGTTCCATCTCTGCTGCGACTTCCTCAGGACTCTTAACGAGACCCTTCATGTCGATGCCGAGAGATGAACCAATGCGGGTCAATGCGTCTGACTTGTTAATCTCCGGAGGGAGCTGAGACACCATTGCTGCTGCCTCCAAGAACATGTTGATCTTGGTCAGGTCATTGCCTCGTCCAAGGGCTTCCAGGCCAGTCACGATGACAGGCTGGACGGTACCCTCAGGCAGGGTAGGGAGACGCTTCTGTCTCTCCATCTGGAACATGATGCGCTTGACGAGAGGAAGCTGGAACTCTTGGGAAAGGATCGAGTAGATACCGCCCAGAGCTGCTTCCAGTTCGTTTGCCATGTACCGAATTTCTTCGGCAGTCACCCGTTCCCCACTGCGTTGCACAGCGGAATTGAGGAGGAATGCGAATGACAGACGTTCGTTGATCTGGTTCATCGTCTCCAGTGCGACCCGGAAGTCGTTGTACTTCTGGAGCTGCAAGGCTGTGACATCGGTAGTCACACCATCTACGAACTCCCCGTTGGGAGCCTGAGCCAGATCTTCTTTGGTCGTTACACCATTGGGGTTCACTAGGAACAACACCTTGGCAGCAGCCGCAGATCCTTCTACGATTGACTGTGTGAGTCCCTCCAGGGACTTCAGATCACCAAGGTACTCCTCAACATAGCCACGCCCATAGTTCTCACCG